TTTGGATATTTATCTTTGACTGCTTTGATTGTTTTTTTCCAACCATCAATTCCATTGTGATATAAATCATCTAATTGGTCTGCTATAGATGGATATTCAGATGCTCTATCTCTCTGATATTTATTTGCATCATATTCTGCTTGAAGTTCTTTTTGTTTTGCAAGAATATCTTTTTCAGCTATAGGCTTTGTGTTTTCAAGCCATTCAATTTGCTTTACATCATTTTCATTTACAATTACTTTCGCATCGCTGTTAATAGATAAAATTGCATCAATTATATTCGTCATTTGTTTATGCCCCTATCTCTGTTGCTGAGAGAAAACAAATACCTCTTTCATGAGCATTATTGTCATTATCAGTTACTGTTCTATTAACATATAAAGTGCCACTAAATCTAGGAAGAAGTCCTATTTTATAAGTAATTTGACTAGTTGTACTAGGTGTATCAAAATAAGTATAATTAACGATTTCAGGTGTACTACCAGCATCAGTAGAATTATTTATTGAAGACATAGATATTCCACATGGTCTGCTCCCAGCAGATGGTGCTCTTAATGCTGTTGAATCTCTATAAAAAAACCACACATGGTTATCTTGAGTATTAACGGCAGAGAATTCGTGAAATATATGACTGTCTAATTTAATTATAGATGATGTGCTTTTAGGTGTAATATTAACAGACAAAGCTGAAGAACCTATAACTGCATCTGTATCAGCAGTATAACTTTGTGTAAATGTGCCAGTATATTGTGTGTATTGAACTTGCAACACAGCACCAGTTCCTAAGTTGGTTGTTGCTAATTTATTAGCAAAAGTTGCATTCTGTGAGCTATCTATTGTCAAAGCAGTTGTGTTTGCAGTTTTTAAAATTATTTGATCATTTGTAGATAAATCTAATCCACTATCTTGATCGCCAGTTGAATTTAATAAGTTGTCTACTTTTATTGTACTCATGCTATTGAAAGATTCCCTGCAACTGTTAATGTTGTACCACTCGCTATAGAAAGACTAAAAAAACAACCTGAATTATCTCCTGATGCGATCGTTGTATTTGTATTTAATTCTTGCTCATGTGTTCTTAAAATATCTTTTTTCCCATTTGTGGTATCACCTTGATTTCCATTATCTCCTTGAAAAAATCCTGCACCACCTCCTGCGGAAACTTCTGCAGTCCCTGCTGATTGATCAAATGTAAATAGATTTATCCAAGCATTATTTGAAGCATTTCTTATTTTGAGAATATTTGCTGATGAATCATACCAATATTGATAGGCGAATGTGGTACTTGGTGCACTTGAATTGGAATTATTTGATACAATTGCTTGTAAAACATTATTAATGTCTGATCTAGTATTTGGAAATGTTTGGTTATCAATTACATAATCATGTGTTGCCATTTTTCTCTCCTATGCTACCAATTCCCCAAAACCTTTTGCAACATAATCAAAAGTTCTGTTTACAACTGCATTTGAAGAATCCTTGAAAGTTATTGTAAATCCAGTTTCACTTTTATTCGTTATAACATAATAATCTCCGCTTGCCAAGTTTTGTGCAGAAATTCCTACTCCTTGTAAACCCTTAAATGCAGGACTAAATGTTATCGTTTTTCCTGATGTGGCAGTTGTGCTTGCAATATCATTTTCTGCTTGTACTCTATCAGGCATATCAACTGTTACTGAAAGTGCAGAAACTGCAGGGGTCGCACTTTGGTCATCAGTTGTTAATACCGCTCTGAATTTTATTCCTCTTGCTTTATAATCTCCAGTATAAAATTTTCTAAAAGCAGAAAAAGATGCAGAAGATGGATTGCCCTCTGTCGTTGCTATTTGTATTTCAACATTTGTTGTGTCAAATTCATTTGCTTGTCCGTCAAAAAATCCTGATCTATCGTCAAAGTTGCCAAGTATGTTATCAAAAAGATTGCCAGATAAATCTAATCTTATAACATTTAAACTTTGTGTAACTCTACTTGTATATACTGCTCCTAGATCTACAACTGTGTTAAAATCATAAGTTCCAGTTGTAGCAAGATTTCCTCCTCCTGCATCAAACAATCCAGTTTTATCATCAAAATTTCCTGATGTAGCATCAAACAAAGATGCAGTAGATAGAACCAATTGATCATCTCCATTTACCGCAACATCTGTTCTTGTTCCTGAAAAAGTTGGACTTTCTGTTATTGTTTGAACAAGATTTAATTCTTTAATATTTTGAATGATAGCAACACTTGATGTAGCATTTACAGAATCATTTCCTAATTTATCAACTGATTTTATGAAATATGTTCCAGTCATTGCAGGAACTATTGCAGTATTTGCTGGTCTTGATACTTTTCTTATCAAATCAACTGAATTAGAATATGTTGCTCCAGTTGTTTCTCTTGCATGCCTGATTCTATAATGTGATAAATCAAGATCACTTGTTGGAGTCCAAGATAAATGTGCTTCTGTTCCAACAATATTGACAGAAAATCCAGTTACATCAGCAGGGGGAGCAGATTTTCCAACAACTTGATGATCTGCAGTAGCAAAAGATGATGTAGCAAATCTTGTAACTGCTCTTGCTCTCACATTGAAAATCGCATTATCTTCAACATTTAAAAGTTCATATTCATTTGCTGATGATTGGCCAAGATTTATAAATGTACTATCAGTTGATTTTTTTGCCTGAACTTCAAAATTAAGTACATTTGGTTGAGTTGAACTAACATTTGCAACAAGTGCGGTTATTGCCTCTTCATTGAAAACTTGTAATTTATCAGATACAGACAATGAAGGTGTAGCAACAGTAAATGGATCAGGAAGTGTAGTATTATCTTGTAAAAATGTTCTTTCATCAAGATTTACATTAAAATCATAAACTGCAGAATTTGTTTCTCTCATAACTAAATTTACACCTAATGCAGGACTATTAGTGTCATCATTAAAAATATTCAAAGACCATTCAGCAATTTCAAATACTTTACTTGAAAAACCAAACTTATCTAAAGTTACACTTACTGTGTCTCCAACTGCAAGTTGAAATGCTTTTAAAGAAAATAATGATTGTAAAGTTACTTGTTGTCTATTTCTAAATAATGCTATTTTTGCCAACCTTTGTGCAGTATTTGAATCTGTGGTAAATGGTAAATCCAAATCAAGAAATTGCTGTTGACCTCCATCTTCTGTTTGAAATGTTGAAGATGTAAATGCAGGATAATCAGATGCTATGAAATTATTTGAAGATGGTGAAAAAATACCTTTTACTGCATTATAATTATCTCTTTTTGATCTTTTAGTTTGTATTTGTATTTGTCCTCTAAAATCATCTTCCGTTAGAGTTATTGTTGGCGCCCTATAAGTTGCAACCTTTATATCAAAACTTCCGTTTGTATAAACGACCATTCCACCACAAGATGTAAGCATATTACCAAGAATTTGTTTTGGAGAACCTCTGCTTTCAAATGTACCGTTTATTGTATATCTATCTAGTGTGTTTCCATCTCTGTCAGTTACATCTTCATCACAAGTATTTGCGGCAGTAATAAAAGAATTATCATTTATTTCGCTTGTTGATGCGCCAAAACCAAAAACTGTGTCTGTAAGATAATCTCTGACACAAAGTGCAGGGTTTTTGCTAAATGCAGTTGTTGATGTTCTTGGATCAAAAACTTTTTTACCTTGAACTAAAGCACTTATATTTGGCAATCCGTTTGGAAAAGCATCTCTGTCAAATTCAAGTCTTGCATATATATAAGCAATTCCTCTTAATCTATGTTGATCTGTCCAATTTCCATTTGATTCAGATATAAGGTCTGAATCTGCTGATTGAGAACTTGTGCCAAGATGTTTATTTATTCTAATTAAATTTGCATACTTTGATGGTGCAGTAACATTTCCATTTCCATCAAGTGTTAATTGCTCGTCATTTACAAAAACATTTCCAATTTGATTTACTTCATGACCAGCAACTAAAATTACTAAATGTAAAAATTTATCATCATCTGTACTTTCAATAAAACCAAGAACACCTGAAACTCTAACTTCGCCATAAATAATACGTCTCGCAACCGTTGGTTGCTTAATCATTTGTGTTCTGCCTTGTGCTTCTTGTGTGAAATCAGAAAAATTTGGTAATCTAGGTGTAGGGCTTAATGCTTGTGCAGTAGCCATAGCAGTTGCAGTAATAGCGACTGCAGTTAATATTGGTCCTAAGGCTAAAGAAACTCCACCAGTTGCTACTGCTACTGCTACAGTTACAACTGCGGCAATTATCGTACTTGGATTTGTTATTGCTTTTACGAATTTTTTAAAAAAACCCATTAACTACCCCAAACTATTTCCTTATCTTGTAAATCGTCAATATATTCAAGACCTTTGTCATCTGCGAAATCAATTTTTAAATCTTCAGATGTGTAACGTCTTTCTCTTGATCTATCTAAATCTATAAGTTTGGACTCTGCGCTAATAATAATATTGGCTGTTTCGCCATTATCAGATATTCTCATTATATCCATTGTACCTTGAAAAATTACATAGGGGTCAGAAACTGGAGCTTGATTCTGTAAAACACCAAAATAAATTGTGGCACTTCTTCCTTGATATGCTTCATTTAAAGCACTTGAAACCAACTCAGATGGTATGCCTGATAAATTAATAGCAACACCATTTGCTTTTATTTCTGATGTTTCTTGTATGTTTCCAATAGTTAATATATCTCCACTTCCAATGTATGTTTTGCCACCAAAAGTAATATTTCCATAACCAGTCCAAGAAAGAAAATCGCCACCATCAAATGCCAAATCCACTGCAAAAAAAGGTGCTAATTCAGATGCTATTAACTGATTATTGACAGATGTAGTAACATTTCGTGTCATACAAGATACTCTGTTACTGCGAATGAAATTCCATATACAGAGATAGCATCTGCTTCCCATTCTGTGGCATTATCAACTAATCTAAAAACACCTTTTGGATTTGAAACAGTTATTGCAGTATTATCTGCTGGACTTGATCTTAATGCAGGCTCAATAGATAATGTAGCATTTCCACTACTATCTGTATTGGCATCTTCTACAATAAGATGTAACCTTGAAGATAACCCTGAACCAATTTGAATATAATCACCTGCTACTAAATATCCAGTTTGACTTGCTGTTGCTCCATCAATAATTAAACTATTACCAGTTTGGCTTCCACCATTTACTAAAGGTGTTCCTGCACTTGATGATGCAGTTCCATTTGGAGTTCTCGCGTCCCAATCGCCTAATAACATTTGCCCTGATACACCTCTTAAAGATACTAAAGATGCAACCCATTTTTTTGCAATAGCTTGTTTCATTGGTGGTAAAGTTACTTCTGCTTCCCACCATTCTCCAGAATGCTTAAATGTTTGTGTTTGTCCTGAAAATGGACTCTGTGTTTGACCAATCACTCGCCTTATTCTAAATGTAGTTCTTGTTGGTTGTGCAACTGCATCTGTTGGTAAACTTATTGGATATGTAATTGCCATTAACTCATTATAGTGGAAAATGTTCCACCCCTCTGTTTTGCATCTAACATTGCTTCAAGTGTAGATGATTGAATTTGTGGAAGTAAATTTAATACCTCTGCCCTAACAGTTTGTGAAACACCAGTAGAAAAATTTAAATTTTGATTTATAACAATTGGTTTTCCTCCACCAACCATGCTTCTTGTGTCCATATTATTTTTTACCACTCCACCAGTATTTGGTAAAAACAACTCTGGACCTCTTTCTCCAACAAGAGTTGGTCTATTTGCTTGAATTTTACCACCACTTGCTTTGGTACCAAAACTTGCAGTTGGAAGTGCATTTGGTGTTCCAGATAAGCCAAACAATGAATTTATAGCTTGATTAATTACAAAGAGCCTTAATGCTTGTGATATAAGTTCTTGTACAAACTGTTTAAATAAATTTTTAAAACTATCCATTGAAAGTTTACCATTTACAAAAGCCTCTGCCAAACTGTCTGATATTCCATTACCAAGATTTGTTACTGCTTGCAAAGTTGATGCAAAAAGAGGATCTAAAGTTTTTAATTCTACTTTTAAAACTGCTATAACTTTTTTTAAATTGTCAATTTGTTCTGTTTGTTTTCCTATTGACCCTTGAGCTTCTAAATCAGCTAACATTACAGAAAAATCCTTTATCTTTTTTTCAAGTTCTTCTGTTTGAGGTGTAATTCTTTTTAACTCTGAATTAAGGTCTTTGAAATCTTTTAAGGCAGTTCTTACACCTTTACTTCCACTTGTAAAGTTTTCTTCTAATCTTTTAAGATCATCATTTAAATCCTTTAAATCAACATCATCAACAAACCCAAAAAATTCTTTTACGTCTTTAAATGTTTCATCTAATTTTGTGGATAAACCAGAGAAAAATTTAGATAACCCTTCAAAGGCATCTTCTAACTTTTCCCTCATAGATGCCAAGACAGTTCCCAATAAAAGAATACCTGCGATACCTTTTTTGGAAAATACTGCTCTTGATATAACCCCAAAAACTGCTGACATTCTTGTTACTTTTGCTATTGCAACTGCAAGTTTTACCATAGCTATTGAAGTTGTTAAACCCCATCGTGCCGCCTTTATTGCAACTAAACCACTTATTGTAATAATTAAATTATCAAAATTATTTCTTAAAAACCTTAAGGCTTTTGCCAATGCACCACCAATAACAGTTAAAAAACTTTTTCCAGATGTTGTCGCATCTGTCAATGCAGTAACTGTATTTTTTATTTCTTTATTAAGACCACTTTCTCCAATAGCTAAAAAGGCATTATTTATTGCTATACCTAAGTTTGATAATTGAACTGATAAATTTTGGCTTGACTCTGCCATAGCAGTTGGAAATCTTGTGTCAAACGATCTATTAAGTGCTTGCATTATTTTAGCGGCACCATCAGCAGTTCTTCCAAATTCAGAAACTTGCATACGAGTAATATTTAATTCATCTTCAAGTATTTGAAAAACTGGTATACCTTTAGAAACTAATTGCTCAAGTTCTTCTAAACCTAAGCCACCACCAACTGATCTTGTTGTAATTCTTACTAAGGATTCAAAAGCTCCAATTTTGTCTGTAGTAACACTTGCCGCATTTCCAAGAGTTGTAAGTAATTTCTGTGTTGGCTGAACTCCTGCACCTTGTAATTGAATAAATGCCCTTGTTAGTGTTTGTATGTCAAAAGGTGTTCTTTGTGCAAATATGTTAATAAATTTAAATGCTGAATCGCCTCTTTCCGCAGTTCCAAAAACACTTGTTAGTGTTCTTTTTAAGTCTTCCATTTCTGCATTGGCTCTTACTACACTAGCGCCAAGAAATGCAAAACCAACTCCTGCTATAGCAGTTTTAAGAATACTGAATTGATTTGTTAAATTAGCAGTAGCAGTTCTAACCCCTTGAAAACCTTGGGTCATTTGTCCTGCAGTTTTAGACGTAGCAACTTTTGTGGCATTTAGTTGCCTTTTTAGCTGAGACATATCAGCTTCAATTCTTACCAATAATGTATCTACAGTTGCCATTTAATCTGGGTATCTTTCCATTAAATCTTCTAGTTCATCTCTCATTAGTGGACCTTCTTCGTTTGCAGAGTTTGCTTCCTTGTAACCTTCAATGGCGAGATATAATTCTGGTAAACCCATATTCCAAAATTCTGACGGTTGAATTCCAAGTATGCCAATACCAATCTCAACATATCTTTTCCAAGGGATTAAATCATCTTTTGTTCCCCTTCTTCTGGCTTTTTTTCTGTAGTTTCCTCGTCATTTGCTGAACCACCAGAAAGCACATTTGCAAGTATCTCTCCACAGCATCTAAGACCTTCAGACAAGCCACTTTCATATACGACTTTATTAATTTGATCTTGTGTAACATCATTTCCACCACCTTTTATAGCAGATGTTAATATAACAGAAATTTCTGAAAGCATTAGATCGCCCTCACTTAATCTTTGCGCCAATTTTACAAGGCTCATATTAAGGGCAGTTTCAAGTTTTATACAAGAATCAACTGTCAGTCTCGTCTTGTACTTCTTGCTTCCTAGATTTACTTCCAGTTCCCCTCTGAATGGATTTGTCATTTAATATCTCCAACTGTAATGTTTCATTTCTACCACCAATGTCAGTAAAATCATTGATAATCATTTTCTTTCCATTAACAGAGATATTATCTCCAACAGAGATACCTTCAATAAATGGTATTTCTATTCTTGTTATATCGTCACTCCTATTAATGGAACACTTCATTGTAGCATCTGCTATAACGATTTCTGAATTTTCCCAAGCCATATTACTCTTATGCTCCTGCAATAGTTAAGTCACCTGCGCTTTCAAATGTGAAAGAATAGGTTGCTTCGCCATTGTATTCTCCTGCATATTCAAGAGTTGTAAGCTGAAAGGCACCAGTAAATGTAATTAAATCAGGAACAAGAAACTGATAATTAGTATTAGCACTTGAATGCCACTTACCATACAAAGTTGTTTCTGATGCACTATCTGTAAAAACTCCAGACCCTGCAACTGTAGCACTTTTTATACCACCTTGAGCAAGTAATGCTCTTGCATCGTTGGTGCTATCCTTATTTGTAACGTCAACTGTTTCATCATTTAATGTAAGGGTTGTTGATCTCATTCCCCCTATGGTTGTAAAGACTTCTGGAGATGCACCATCTCCAATCTTCATCAATACCGCTCTACCTTTTTGTGCCGCCATATTTTACTCCTTTTTAACTGTCCATTACGAAGGCTCTAAATCGCATAACACCATGCCTTGTTATACCGTCATCTTCTAATATATCAGTTGTAAACTCACATCTGCAGTCTACAAATGATGCCCCTGACACGGAAAGGGAACTCTCGTGTAATAATCTGTAAATTTCTTTTTGTATATTCTTAATTTCTTTCATTCCTCTGTAATCGCTATAAACATCTACATTAAAAATATAATCCCTACCATCTAGTGTTTTGCTTCCATTATCATTTGTGGTTTGCGCTCCAATAATAACAACTGGTAAAGTTTGACCATCTGGAACAGAATCAAAAACACCATTTATTAAACCACTTAATGTACTATCTCCGTTAAGTGTACTGTAAATCCTTTCTTGTAATGCAAAACTATGTAACGCCATATTTAATTATACCAAATCTTTTTTATCCTTACTAGATTTTAATGGGTGCCCTGATGGTAATAAATCCCTATCAAATCTACCTCGTCTATATCTACCAGTTCTAACTGCGAAAAGGAAGGCATTTACACGAGCAATCGCCCATTGATCTGGTCCCATGACATTTCTTCTTACTGATTCTGGGTTTGTCCTATATGCTCCAACACCTCTACGAAAAACTGCTTCTAACATTCTCATGTTTACTCTTTTGCCAGTTTTATCTCCATGTTTTTCATTATGTTCTTTCATCTTGTTTCTAAGTGTTTCTTTGATCTTTGCGCTCAGTTGTTTGAATTCTAATTCATCAAGTAGATTTTGTTTTTCTTTTCCAGTTACTCTCAAATAAATTGCATGACTTGAACAAGGCATATAGAAATTTCTGTCTGGTCCTCTTACAGTATGAGTTCCCTCACATCCAAGAGCACTTGCTCTTCTTCTTGCTTGTCCAACTGATGTAAATGTATCTCTTCCCTCTCCAAATCTTGGGTCTTGTTTCATTTGATCTGTAATTTTTTTCAAAGCATGAATTAATTCATTTTCTTTATCATCATTATTGAAATTTTTCATTATATGCCTTTCTTTACTGCTTGTCTAAACATTCTATTGTATTTTCTTTTACCTTTTTCCAAAGCAGGCTGAAGAAAAGGTCTTGCTCTC